GTGTAGGCGTTCGAGCCGGTGCCGACCATGACGAACTTGTCGTTTCCCCACGCGACATCCATCAGGTACACCGCCGCACCGATGTAGCGATCGGTCCAGGTCACGCCATCCGGAGAAGTGGCGTAGTACCCGAGGCTGATGTAGCCCGTGGCGACGTGGATGACGCCGTTCCATGCGCTGCGCCGCCAGCCTCTGCTGGTCGGCATCGACGCCTGGGTGTACGGGTAGTCGTAGACGGCTCCGAGCTGCATCACCTCGACGCGCACTTGTGCGCCGAGCAGGCTGTTGCCGTATTTTTCCAGCGGCAGGTCGTCGAAGACGATGTAGGCCAGGCCGCGGTAAGCGGGGGTGTTGTCGACGCCGAGGGTGGCCTGCATACGGGGGTCGGCGTCCTGCGTCTCGCTGCCGTTGTAGACGCGGAAGCCGGAGGCGGCAGCGTTGCTGGCGGCGATGGTCGCGGGATCGGTCGAACCGGCGTTGTAGATGAGGTTGGAGCCAATCCTGATGCGCAGGACGCCGGCGATCTCGCCTTCGCTGAGGCCGACGGCGAAGGTGGCGTAGTAGACCGGGGTCCTGGTGGTCGTCTTCGGGCCGCCTTTGCCGCCCGATTTCTTCTTGACGAAGACCTCCTTGTACTTGTTGTTTTCGACCCAGAAGACGTTTCCGGACAGCATGCAGGTGCCGTACACGCGGGGGATCGGGGCGCCGTAGGTGCTGGTCTGGACGCTCAGGTCGGAGAGGCGCGGGCCTTCGACGGTCGGGCCTTTGGGCGGGTCGAGGAAACCGCCGAGGGACATGCCGATCTGGGCGCCGAGCCATGGTCCGACACCAGGGGTGAACGTGCCGACGACGGCGCCGAGCGCGCCGCCGAGGACCTGGCCGACGCTGCTCATGGGGCGACGACCCCGCGGAAGCGGTAGACGCGAACGATGCGGGCTGCCCAGACTGGGCTGAGGCGGTGCTCGCAGCAGATGCCGACATTTGCGTAGCTGTGGATCATGGTGTCTGCGTCGGTGAGGATCGCCACGTGCTGGGGGTCGCCGCCGAAACGCAGGAGGAGGATGTCGCCGGGCTGGCGGGCCTCGCGGTCGACGATGCGCTCGAGATCGGGCTGGGCGTCGAGCGCGGCCTCGAGCTGGCCGGCGGCCGGGGTGCGGCCGTAACCGGTGACATCGAGGGGCGCACAGCCGAGCGCGCGGGCGACTTCGACGGCGACGCCGGCGCAGTCGAGGCCGACGCCTGGCAGCCGGCCCTGGTGGCGGAACGGGGTGCCGAGGCAGGCGCGGGCGGCGGCGATGATGTCGTCCGGGGTCACTTCTGGCCGCCGATCTGGCCGTACTGGGTGACGGTCGGGACGTGCGGGAAGCCGCCGAAATTGGCGACGTTGTTGTAGGTGGCGGTGCCGTTCCAGCGCGCCTGACAGTCGCTCAGGCGTTTGCGGCAGCCGCGGACCATGGAGTAGGCGTCGCCGATCGCGGGGGCGTAGTAGAGGCCTTCGTGGAGTTCGATGGTGCCGTCAGCGGCATGGCTCTTGATCTCCTGCGCCTTGAGGCCGCCGTTGGCGCCGCTGGTGAAGCGGATCAGCCCGGCGCCGAATGTGTCGGCGGCTTCGCCACGGGCGGAATCGCGGAAAACCCGCGTGCTGGTGACGTGCGTGAGGGTGCCGGTGACGGTGTTGGCAGCGAGCGGCACCTTGCAGCCGGCGAAGCCCTGGCTGCAGAAGGTCTTGTCGCACTGGGCGCCGTAGGTGCGGCCGACGGTCTGGCCGAGGACGTCGATGAGGCTGACGCCGGTGATCCGGAAGCGGTCGTCGAGCAGGGTGGTCTGGCCGAAGATGCCGGCGGTAAGCGGCTCCTGGTCTTCGACCGGCGCGGTCCAGGAGGTGGCGAAGAAGTAGACGCGGGCGCCGTCGAAGAGGCCGCTGCCGACGGCTGCCCGGCTGATTCCGGCGACGTTGGCGATGCCCTCGAGATCGATCGACGAAGGGGAAAAATCGTCTGTCGCCGAGTAGCCGCTGAAGCTGTGGCCATCGAGCGGCAGGTAGACCTGGCCGCCGGCCATGGTGAGGCTGCGCGGGTGGTCTGTGAGGCGGATGGCGGGGCCGCTGGCAGGGACGATGCGGCAGCAGAGGACGCGGGTGGCGGCGGCGGCGACGGCGGGTTTCATGGGGCGAGCAGCTCGACGATGGCGATGGTGCCGGTGGTGCGGACATTGCCGTTGCCGTTGATCGCGAGGTCCGAGTCGAAGCGGACCGGCAAGTCGAAGAGGCAGCCGCCGGTGACGGTTTCCGTTGACTGGGGCTGCGTGTTGGCGGTGCCGCCCGAGGTGTAGGTGCCGTAGCCGCTGCTGTTGATGGCGACGGTGATGGTGTTGGCGGTGGATGACTGGATCGCGGCGCGCTGGCCGTTGATCTCGGTCATGCCGGCGACGCCGCCCACGTGCACGGTCTGGCCTGGGGTGAATGGGTGGGCGCTGCCGAAGTCGATGACGGCGGAGGCCGCCTTGCTGATGCCGGTGATGGCCTTGGTCAGGTTGGCGCTGAAGGCGATCTGGCCGGTGGTGGTGTCGAGTGTCCAGCCGGTCGCCCAGGCGGTGCCACCGACGGCGACAACGGCGCTGCCGGCGACCGGCTTGTAGAGCGTGCGCAGCGGCATTTCTGCGGGTGGGCCGCCGCCGTAGCGCTTGACGAGCTGGTAGACGCCAGCGGAAAGGCGGGTCAGGGTCTGGTCGCTGGCGGCGGGCGCTGAGCGGCCGTCTGCGGCGGTGGATCGGTCGTCCGGGTGATTCAGGCGGAAGCCGCGCAGGCGGCCGAACATGCGGTGGTAGAAGCGGATGACCTGCTCGGCCATCGCCGGCTGCATGAGCGCGAAGGAGAGTTCCCAGCGGCGCATCGGCAGCGGGTGCCGGGCTCGCCGCCATTCGCTGCCGGCGGCACTGCGGACGATCTCGATGTCGTAGTCCTCGCTCCAGGTGGCGCCGGCGCGGACGGCAAGGGTCAGACGCTCCTCGACGAACTCAGCCATAGCGGCGCGCTCCAGAGAGGATGGACAGTACCTCGCGCGCGCCGCGGCCGGCGTTGGCGCGGATCAGCGATGGGGGGCCGTTGCCACCAGCGACGTTGACGGTCAGGTTGAAGCCGCCGCCGCCGCGGACGCCGAGTCGTCCGGAGCGGTCGCGGGCCAGGGGCATGATGGCTTCTGGGCCGGCTTCGCCCATCAGGCCGCGGGCGGATGCGCCGCCGTTGGCGAAGCGGAAAAGCGTCGGGGTGGAGACGATGCCGCCGGCGGCGAAAGCGTGGATGGGGCCGGATGGGCCGAAGGCGTTGCCCAACGCAGACCGCAGCGCGACACCGTTCGTCATGAAGCTGTTGGTCGTTCCGGTGGTGCCGAATGACGGCCCCGAGCCGAGGCCAAGCATGGAAAGCAGCGACTTGACGAGCCCTCCAAAGCCGCCACTGCTGGCGAGCGTCGCGCGCAGCTCGGCGCGGGCCATGTCGGCGATCAGCGACGTTACAAACCCCGTGAAGTTGGCCTTGCCCGTCGTGACGAAGTTCATCAAAGCGTCCTCCATGTTCTGAAAGGCGCGTGTGAACGCTTCTTCGGTCTGGTCGGCGACCGACCTGCTGGAGTCGGCGTAGCGCTTGATGGCGCGGTCGAATCCGGTGGACATCAGGCCGTTGAGGCGGTCCTGCTCGGCGGCGTGGTCCCGCACCCAGGCGGCCTGCTCTTCTTCGGCACGGGCGACTTCGACCATGGCCTGGCGGTACGCCTCGAGGGCCGGGATGTCGTCGGTTCGCAGCGAGGCGGCTTTCTGGCTCAGCGCTTCGCGGGCGCGGTCGGCTTCTTCGGAGACCTGGCGCAGGGAGCGGGCCAGTTCGCGCTCGGCCTGCGGCATGTCGCGTTCGCTGGCGGCGGCGATCTGCCGGCCGAAGGCATTGCGCAGGTTGTCGACGGAGCCGGCCATGGCTTCCCGAGCGCGGCTGCTCTGCTCGTCGCGCACGGCGTTGGCGCGGAGTACGGAGTCCTTGTCGAGGAGCATGCCGAGGAGCTTCTCGTACTCGGCGGCTTCGACCTTACCGCGGCGCAGCGCCTGGGTGAGGCTGTCGATGGCCTTGATGGTGGTGGAGGAAAGCCCTGCTTCGCTCGCCATGAGGTCGGTGCGCAGGCGCTCGAGTTCGGCGTCGAGCGGGTCGGCGCGGGCGGCGCGCGTGCCGCCTGAGCGGGCCTTTTCGGCGTACTTCTCGCGGATTTCGCCGATGCGCTTGAGCACTTCGGCTTCGGATTTGCCGGCCTGGACGCCGAGTTCGCGCGCCTTGGCGATCTCGGCTTCCATCTTCTGCTGCTTGCTGCGGAACTGCTCGCCTTCCTTGAGCCAGCCGAGTTCGGCGCGGCGCTTGATGTTGGCGGCTTCCTGCGCGGCGACGCTCTGCTTTTCGGCATCCAGCTTGGCTTGCCAGACGGCGACATCGCCGCGGGCCGAGGCGTCGCCGCCGGCGAGGCGGGCCTGGGCGGCGCGCAGCCGCTGCTCGGTGGTCTCGTTGTCGCGGCCGATGCCGAGCATGGCGTCCCAGGCGCTCTTGGCGAGATCCTTGACGCCGCGCCAGGCGGTTTCCAGGGTGCCGAGCTGGTTCTCGAGCTGCGGAATGCGTTGCAGGAGCGCGTCGGCGTAGGCGGTCTGGGCGAGGCGCGCGGCGTCTGCCGTGCGGCCCTGCTCGACGAGCGCCTGGACCTGTTCGAGGACGGTGGCGGTGAGGAAGTGGCTCTGCTCGTCGAGCTTCTTGAGGGCTTCGACGGGGTCTTTGCCGAGGGCGGCGAACTGCTCGGCGGTGTCGGCGGCGGCCTGGCCGCCGGTGCGCTCGAGGGCGATGGCGGCGGCGGCGACTTTCTCGAGCATTTCGGCGGTCACGCGGCCGGTGGCGGTGAGCTCGGCGAGGACGGCAGCGGAACCGCCGCGCGTGGCGCCGGTCGTGTCGGCGACGCGGTCGGCGATCTCGCGCAGTTCGCCGGCGGTGGTGGCGGCGGCGTTGCCGGTGTTGATGAGGGCGCGCTCGAGGTCGCGCGATTCTTCCTGGCCCTTGACGAAGGCGACGGCCAGCCCTGCGGCCGCGGCGGCGGTGAGGATGAGCGGATTGATCAGGCCGGCGACATAGCCGCCCAGCGCCTGGGCGGCGTTGCCGACACCGCCGAACATGTCCTTGAGCTGGCCGCCCTGCTGCAACAGGACGGTGAGCGGTGACTGGCCGCTGGCGAGGCCGGTGACGATGTCGGTGAACTGCGCGGGCACCTGGCGCAGTGCGGCGGCGGTGGCGCGCGCCGTCTGGCCGTATTGGTCGAGGTCGCGCTTGCCGGCGGTGACCTGGCTGACGGCGTTCTTGCCGGCGGCGGCGACCTGGTCGAAGCCGGCGGCAGTCTGGCCGGCGCCTTCGAGTTCGACGCGGAATTTGACCGTGTTCATGTGGCGGGCTCCCAGGCGATGCCGGTCCAGCGAAACAGGAGGCGGCCGGCTTCGGTGCAGATGCCATCCTTGATCAAGCGATCGAGGATGGCGCGGAATTGGCGGTCGGACTCGGCTTTCTTCATGATGGCGACGAGGGCGACGGGGCTCCTGGGCTTGGTGGCCCAGCCGAGCGGGTCAGCAGGGCCAGTCACCGGCTTGCTCATCGGGCAGCGCTGCGTCCCCGGGCAGTGCTGCGTCCGCGCCCAGGGCTTCGAGGACCGCGGATTCCATCACCTGCAGGTCGCGGAAGAGGCGGCGATGCTTGCGGCGCTGGATGCGCAGCGCGCGGCAGACGACCGGCAGGGACTCGTAGCGCAGGCCGACGAGCCGCCCGGACGGGGCGACCGTCCATTGCGTCTGCAGGGCGGCGAACAGCTCGACGGCGGGCCAGTTCTCGGGCCATACGGGCATCTCCTGCATGTCGGCGAGGTCGCCCGGCTGCAGACCGAGGCGGCGCTCGGTTTCGGCCACCGGCGCCTGCACGAAAGCAAGCGCCGCCTCCTTCAGTTTCCCAGGCGCGACTCGGTCAGCGCGCGCACATAGGCGCGGACCAGCTCGGCGCCGGCGTTGTGGTAGGCGTCGAGGAGTTGCCGCAGGGCCGCTTTCGAGTACGGGGCCGGGTTGCCATCTTCGTCGTAGACGTCCTGCCAGTCGGCGATGACGGCGGCGAGGCCGTCGATGTCGGAGAGTCTGGGCGGCAAGGGCTTTGGCGGCGCGCCGTCCGCGGCAGCCGGCGGCTGCTGCGGGGAGAGGTCATCGAGCCATTGCTGCAGCCCGTTGCGATCGCGATGGCGCCATTCGACGACGACTCGGACGGGCTTGTCCTTGCCGGGAACGGTCAGCTCGGCCGCGGCGCGGAAGGTGGGATCGGGGACGATCTTGAACATGCTGGGCTCCTCAGCTCGCGTAGCGCGTCTGCTCGGCGATGAGCGAGAGCGTGATGTTGGTCTTCAAGGCCATGCCGAACTCGATCTGCGGGAAGCGCTGCAGGGCGACGTAGGCGTTGAAGAGCTGCAGGACGCCGTTGGGGTAGCGCAGGCGGAAGGCGAGCGGCGTCGTGGCGTCGGCGGCGGCCTGGAGTACCGCAGCCCAGGCCAGCGTCGGATCGTCGAAGACGGTCAGCGTCAGTCGCGTCGGGCCGGGGATCGTCGGCGCTTCCTTGCCCTGGACGTCGTCGGTGCAGGTCATGTCCTCGAAGCCCATCTCGCCGCCGCTGGTGTTGATCAGCTTGACCTGGCTCAGGTTGATCAGGCCGGTGGCCGGGGTGATCTTGCGGACGGTGCCGGTACCCAGGCCGGCGGGGTAGAGCGTGGTGTTGGTGGTGTTGATCCCCTCGAGGGTCACGTCGTTGGTCGCTACGGTCTTGGCGCGGACGATGCGGCCGTTGAGACGGCCCCAGCCGCTGGTCAGCTCGAGGTATTCGCCGGCGGCGACGCCGTGGCTCGCCTCGAGCGTGGCGACGGCTTCGGCCGCGTTGGTGATCGCGGTCATGTTCTTGGACGTGCCGTAGGTCTGCGCGGCGGCGAGCTGGACGGCGATGGCGCGGGTGAATCCCATGTGTGGTGCTCCTCGGTGGCGTTAAGTTCGGTGGCGGTTAACTGCCGTAATAGCCTTCGGTCCGGGCCTGGACGACGGCGGCGTACAGGCCCTTGCGGCTGAGTGCATCGCTGGCGACCGGGTCCCAGCGACTGACCAGGTAGCTGAGATCCTCGATGTAGGCGGTGTGGATCAGCTTGACGACTTCGTGCACCAGTTCGAGCAGGCCGATCTGCATGCCGTCGCCCTGGCGCGCGGCTTGCGGGCTGCGGCTGTGGCGGGCGACGCAGGCGATGCCGACGGAGAGGGATGCCATGCCGTCCTGCATTTCGCCGCCGCCGAGCGCGACGTAGACGGCCGGGGCGTCGGCACCGAACTTGGCGACGAGGGAGTCGCCGTCGAGGTCTGGCAGGGCTTCGACCTGGCGCAGGCGGGCGGCGAGCGGGGACGCCTTGATGTAGGCGACGAGCGACTGTTCGATTTCGGCGAGCATCAGGCGGCGGCCGCGGCGAGGCGGGTCTCGATGATGTGGACGATGTCGGCGACGTCGTCGGTGGAGAGGCCGAGGAAGGGGCGCGCCGGGATCTTGACGCTCTGGACGGTGGCGAAGCCGCCGCCGGCGAGGGCGAAGCGCAGGGCCTTGGCGTTCCTGGCGCGGATGACGCCGCCGAATTGGTGGATGGCGGCATAGATGCGGTTGGCGCCCCATTCGGCCCAGTCGCGGCCGGAGCGGCTGGAGATGGATGCGGCAAGGTGGCCATCCTGGGTGAGGGTGCGACCGCCGGTGATCTGCGCGCGCA